GAAGAAGTAGACGTAGCTGGACTTGGCGAGATCACACGGATTGGTTATCGCGGAGAGGATGAGTTTCAAATATCGACGTTTTGGCCTGCGACTTATAACTCAGTTTACTGTAGTTATAGCGGATTTATTTCGCCGAGTAGTTTCGTGCAAAAAATCAAGAGTTGGCGTGATGCGCGTAAGCCGATTCAGTTCGTCGTCACAGGCGCCGGCGGCGTTAATACGAAAGTAACAATTCGTGATCTACAAGTCGACGGAGAAAAGTTCGGCTCACCTGGTGACGTCTATTTTACGTTATCGTTGAAGGAATATCGTGAGGTGACAATAAAAACGGCGACGGTAACAACACCGAAGTCATCTAGCAAAAAACGACCGTCAAGTTCGAAGTCGAAATCGAAAACTTATACGGTTAAAAAGGGCGACTGCTTATGGAAGATTTCGAAACGATACTACGGAAAAGGGTCAGAATGGCGAAAAATCTATAACGCTAATAAGAAAGTTATCGGCAAGAATCCCGATCTTATTTATCCGGGGCAAAAGTTTGTGATTCCGTCATGAGTACGATAAAAGTTTTATATTATACGGACAAGAAGATTTATTATCTAACGCCGTTGGTGACGCAGGTAACTACGTCCGGCGACGTTACGCAAGATTCACGAAGTTGCCAAGTTACGTTAACGAACACGCTTGACGGCAACACGCAAGCAGTTAACGTCGAACTTGGCAAGGAAATCCGATTTTACGAGGACGATGCCGAAGTCTTTCGTGGCGTTATTTTTCAAACGGAAATAAAAGACACTGGCGAACTAACGATAACAGCTAACGACTATAATCACTATCTCGCCAAGAATACGGACTCGATCGTTTTTAAGAAAATGAAAGCATCGCAAATTGTTAAGTCAATCTGTAATAAATTCGGCATTGCTTATGGAACAATTGACGACACCGGCTATGTATTTTCGAAGCTAATCCTTCGCGACAAAACGCTATACGATATGATTACGATCGCGCTAACCGAAACGAAAAAGAAAACGGGGCGCGTTTTTATTTTAGGAAACGAGCAAGGAAAACTAACGCTACGAGAACGCAAAACGCAAGTTAAACGATTAATTATTTCTGACGGATCAAATCTAATGAGCGCAAGCTACTCGCAGTCAATCGAGGATTTGCGAAACTCCGTGCGAATCACTGGAAAAAGCGGCGAGGATGCGAAAGGTGTTACTGTCAGCGATTCGGACTCAATCGCAAAGTACGGACTAATGCGTGAGAAACAAGACGAATCTGATAATACGGACGCACAAAATATTCCAGTCGCTAAGCAATTACTAAAGGAGCTTAACACGGTAACAACGGAATCTAACGTCGATGCTCTTGGTGACTCGTCAATCATTGCTGGCAAGCAGGTCGTTGTGACCGAGAAAATGACGGGGCTAAGCGGTGGTTTTTACGTTATCACCGATTCACACACGTACTCAATGAGCGGAAATCACACGATGTCCCTGAAAGTTTCGAAAACGCTCGATCTTAATGAAATCGAATATGAACCACCTGACGACACAACATCGTCAAGCAGTACAAAATCTACGTCAAGCAGTGCGTCGTATGGTGTTCCGAAGGATGACGGCGGCATGTTCATGAAACCAACAAGCGCTCCACTGGTCAGCGGGTACAGTAGCAAGCAACGAGGGAATCTTTACCAAGCAACAGGTGACGTTCCAATCGTCGCATCCGCAAGTGGTACAGTTATTCGGTCAGGACGGGATGATACTTACGGCGAGCATATTATCATTCAGCATACGATTAATGGGAAAAAATACGAAACACTATATGCGTACCTCAAGACGAACTCGCGAAAATATCGAACTGGAAAATCGGTTAAACGGGGAGCAATTATCGGATATATGGGATCAACGGGGAAAGCGACAAAAGAGTCGTTATACTTCGAGTTAAGCACACCTAAGTGGACACCGTCTCATTCTAACGCAATTAATCCGAGCAAGTATTTATAGGAGGTGGCGACATGGACAAACGGACTAACATAGAAGGCAGTGGCGCATCAAAAATGGTCCAACTAATGCGTAAGCATGGATTTAATAAGGAAGTCGGAATTGAAGTCGGAACAGTAACGTCGTCACTTCCGAACGTGACAATCGAATTGACTGACGGTATTGAGCTGGACCAAGACGACCTAATACTCACGAAAACAGTTTACGATGCAGGTTTGTCAGTAGGCGACGAAGTAATCGTAATAAGCGATAATGATTCGCAGTTTTACTATGTAATTGATAAGGCGGTGGTGTAATGGCGCTGATTCCCGACAATGGAACAGAAATGCTCGACGACTATGTCGCTAACGTAGAAACAAGCGACAGCGAAACGTTGCCAAGTAAAACATATGCGCTCGATTTTTCGAATGGCGTGATCGGCGGTTTTATTGACGATGACAATGCACTTAAACAGTTCATCTACAAAGCGTTAATAACCGCACGGTCGCGCTTTTTAATTTACACGGATGACTACGGAAGTGAACTCGAAGATTTGATTGGAGACAGCATAACGCCAGCACTGTTCGAATCGGAGATTAAGCGAATCGTCTACGAGGCGCTAGCCTACGACGACCGAATCGAGGACGTTACCGATATTACCCCCGTCCAACAAGGCGACGTGCTGACGATTAGCTTTACCGTTGTAAAAGTTGACGGAACTCAATTCGACTATTCGCAGGAGGTGACAGTTTAGTGGTCTATGAAAGCGAAACGTTTGACGTAATCATTGAGCGAATGCTTGCTCGCATTAGCGACGATATTGACAAACGAGAAGGTTCGGTCGTATACGACATGTTGGCGCCAGCAGCGATTGAGCTAGAACAAGCGTATATGGAGATGGATAACGTGTTGAACCTCGGATTTGCCGACACAACTTACGGCGAGTATCTTGACCGTCGGGTGGCTGAGCAAGGACTGACGAGGAAAGCAGCGATCGCAGCAACAACGAGCGTAACTATTACGGGACAAGACGGGACGGCGATTTCAGTCGGCGATCAATTCGCCACAAACGACGCTGAACCGATTTACTTCGAGGCAACGGCAGCAGCAACGATTTCAGGCGGTTCAGCAACCGTGCCTGTACAAGCGGTTATCGCTGGCTCGGCAGGAAACGTCGATTCCAATACGATTACGGTGGCGGTCGGCGACTTGGCAAGTATCATCACGGTAACAAACCCGCAGGCAGCGACCGGTGGCTATGATGAAGAATCCGACGATGAATTGCTTGCGCGTTATCTCGAAAAAGTAAGCACGCCAATGACGTCTGGCAATAAGTATCAATACGAATCATGGGCGAAGTCAATCGCCGGCATCAGTGACGCAAAGTGCTATCCGTTATGGGACGGACCAGGCACGGTTAAAGTCGTGTTGGTTGACGAAGAAAAGCGAAGCCCATCGCAATCAATTATTGACGCTGTCACCGACTATATCGAAAGCCAGCGACCTGTTGGCGCCGAAGTGACCGTTGTTGGTGTATCGGAGCTGTCAATTGACATTTCGGCAGAATTAACGTTACAAGACGGCACTGACATTGAAGCGGTGAAATCAGAAATCACCAATAACTTAACGGAGTATTTTAAGAGCATTGCGTTCGTTGACAACGTTGTAAGGTACTCGCGAATCGCAAACGCAATTTACGACGCAACAGGCGTAATTGATTACGCTAACCTGAAAGTAAATAACGGAACAGCAAATATTGTGCTAGCTGACGACCAAGTGCCAGTCGCAGGAGCGGTGCTAGTCACTAGCGCAATATAACGAAAAGGGGACGATTAAATGGCAAACGGAATGAGCGATTACTTAGAAAACGCAATATTGGATGCGACTTTACGAGGCGTGGCATTTACATCGCCAACTACGGTTTATCTGGCGCTTTACACGAGTGACCCAACAGACGCAAATACAGGCGTTGAAGTGTCCGATGGGGCATACGCACGACAAGCAATCACGTTCAACGCACCGTCAAACGGTTCGGCTTCGAGTGCGGCTGACGTATTGTTTCCGGTCGCAACTGAGGCATGGGGCACGATTACACATATCGCCATTTTTGACGCTGCGACAGGCGGAAACATGCTTTACTCGGCGCCGTTAACGACATCAAAAACGATTGCGTCCGGCGATCAGCTTAAAGTAGCGGCGGGAGACGTTACAGTGAGCCTAGACTAAAGGCGGTGATTAGATGACAGAAATCACAACGGGTGCGGTTTCGATCAATAGCGTCGCGACTGTACTCGGAAAGCTAACGAAAATAACAAAATTAAATGCGACAAGTATAACGAGCAACACAACGGTTACCGGCAAGGTTATCAAGATCGTTAAAGCATCCGGAAATCCTATCGGCGCTTCAATGGTAAACGCAAGCAACTTTGTTGTTATCAAATACGGTAAAGCTTCGATAAATTCAACGGCCGGCGCCACAGCAAGCGCGTGGAAATACAAAACGGTGAGCGCAACGATTACGTCAACTGAAACGTTAGAGGCGTATCAAACCGACCGTGACATCGCACAAGATATGCGCGACTATTTGCCGAGATATTACGACGACTTCAAGGACGTAATGGTTGCGATACAAGCCGAAGCGAACGAGTTTACACGGATACAAGCGAAATTGCGAGAACTACTCGACCAGTTTTACGTTGAATCAGCAACGTTTGGGCTAGACCGGTGGGAGACGCTTGTGGGGATCGAGCATATTCCGCAACGGTCGGAAATATCGCGTCAGCATTTTATCGAGGCAAAGTTGCGCGGTGCAGGAACGACTACACTGGCGATATTAAACGACATTGTTAACGCATTTTACGGATTTGAAACGACGGAATTGCCGAGCGAAAATGCCGTGAATTTTAAGCTAGTCAGTCGACGTGGGATTCCGAAGAATCTCGAAGATATACAGGTGGCGGTTAACGATGTTATACCGGCGCATATTGAGCCACGGTATGAGTTTACGTACTTGCCGTGGAGCGAGCTAGAGTCGTCGGGCATGCGCTGGTCGGACGCAGGAAACTACACAAGGGAAGCGCTTGAGGAATCGTTTTTAACGGAAGGGGAGTTCGATTAAGATGGCGAGTGAGAAAACGAGTAATATCGGATTAAATAAATGGGTGCCGAGTGATTACGTAAAAATGGATGAGTTTAACGACAATTTCGATAAGATTGACGAGGTGGCTGCGGATCATGCTGCGCAGTTGGCGGATGCTAAGCAGGATTTAGCAGTACGTGGCTATGACGTGCGGTGGAACGGACTACTTGCAGTAGATGGTGATTGGTCGCAAGCAATTCAAGCGGCAAACGATTACTTGAAAGAAAATGGCGGAGGTTCTATTCTAATCCCCTCAAAAGGGGAATTCACGTATAAAACTGATATACGAATTGATAGTGGAATTGATTTCAGAGGGACAATGGCTGTATTAAAAGCAACTGCAAGAAATGTTTCTATAAATTTTATGGGAGACAACAATGTAGATGGGGTTATTTTTGATGGCAATAACCTAACTGGTGATTGTATTAACTTCAGAGGTACAGGGATAAAATTTAAAAATAATGTGGTAAGAAATATATTTGGAGATGAAAACACTGAAAATACAATAGGTATTAGGGTCATGAAGGACGCTTCTGATTGCGTTATCCAAGGTAATAATTTTGAAAACTTTTCCGCATTCGAAAACGGTATTGAATCGGATCTAGTCGGTGCTATTAGACCAATTTGGGTTCAAGGTGAAAATGCTCTCATTGATGGTAACAGCTTCCGAGGCATGGTTGGTAGTGAAGATGCTGATTATATTTATGTGAGTGCCGATGTCATTACATCGAGTGCTTATCCATTTAATAAAAGCTCATTAGTAACTGGATATTTTAAAGAGATATATGCGATTGTTACTAACAACGTGTTTTACAATGTAACGAAGTCTCCAGTCAAACTACAAGCTAGTGGATGTTTAGTTGACAGTAACAAAGTTATTAATAATGGGGTAGATATAAGATATTGTTTCAGAGGTTATAGCTCGATAGGTAATACCATTACAAATAATACAGTTTATTTATCTAATGCCAGGATTATCAGTGCAATTTTTCAGTTTCAATATACAATAAATACAGTTATTAAAGGAAATGTAATTGACACTGATACAAGTTTAGATGCATCTATTTTAACAACTGCAAATGATTTAATTTATAATCAAGATTTGGATTACGATAACAATACTCTTAACTTAGATAAATATAATATTACAAATATGTTTTACTTATCCGGTGCAACTAATGTAGCATTGAGCAAAAATAAAATAAAAGCAAACGAAGTAGAACAAACGTTTACCTACAATGCTGATGCTGTAGATAAAATTTTGAAAAAAGATAATGAATTTTATTACGATAAAACAAGTTATCCTATAGTTATTGATTCTACTTCATCCGGCGTTTCCAATATGGATTTTGATAACAATACTTTCAGGATAAATGAGCTTCTACCGAGTGGGTCTCAGTTTTTTGCGTTCAGAAAGGTATCAAATTTAAAATTTTTGAAGAACACTTTTGAAGTATTAAAGTCAGGGCAGACTATTCAAGTTTTACTAGAAAATTGTTCAAAAGTTAAAATAAATAAAAATGATTTTGATGTGCGTGTAGTGATTAATGATGGGTGTGATGATATAAAAATTCTGGAAAATTATTTTGGGGATGAGGTCCTATCTGCTGTATACGTTAATAGCACAGGCAGTAACCCATCATCGAATATACGCGTTGATAAAAATACTGTTAAAAAATGTACGTATTTAGTATCCATAAATGGTAATACATCCAAAAAGAATATAGAAGTTGTAGATAATATTGTACTGGAGTTTACAACTGATCAGCAAAACATCGTTTATTTGGACTCTGTGGAGGCACCTGTGCAAGACATGAGTGAAATATACGTAAGGGGTAACACTCCGGCAAGACGGTACGATCATGGATATACATCAGAACGTCCAACATTTAGGAAGGCTATTGGATATAGATACTTTGACTATTCACTTGGTTACGAGATATCATGGGACGG